GTATAATAGTAACTTAACAGGAGAATTTATGTACATAGAATTATGGCAATTGGGGTTCGTAGTGAGCATTTGTTTATCTGCTTATTTTTCGTTTAAGCAAGGACAAAAAGAAGGACTGAGTGTCGGTGTTCATGTAGTTATCAATGACCTTCACGATAAAGGTATTATAGCAATATATAAAGACCCAGTGGCGGGTGAAATTGTTGTCGGTAGGTATGACGAAGATGAAGCAAATTTGATAAATGACTTAGAAGTAGATTATGAAGACGACGAATACTAAAGAAGAAATTTGTGATGAAACGTGTGATTGCCACGGCAATGATGTATTAGATGACAACCGAGTGGTTGTTGGAAATAACGTAGAAACGTCAGCAACTGGTGGTGCTGGTATGAGTGATGAAATGAAAGAATTGCTCAAACTAAAAGAAACCTTAAAATAAAAGGGGGTATAAAGTCATAATATCGCTTTACTTTTCCTTTGAAGTGGGGTATAATACGTAGTATATTAAATAAAAAAGGAGTTATATTATGAGTGAATTGAGTGTAGTAAGAGAAAATGTTATTGAAGCGTTAAGAAACGATATCGCAACAATCACCTTTACAAAGAAAGATGGTACTGAACGTGTTATGAAAGGCACGTTGATGTCTACCGAACTTCCCGTGTTTGCTGAAGCAGACAAATCTAAAACAACTAAAGCCCCTAAGAAAGTCAACGAAGAAGTAATTGCTTGTTTTGATGTAGAAGCACAAGGATTCCGTTCGTTCCGAATTGATTCTGTGACTTCATTTGAAACTCCAACTGCATCTTCAGGTAGATTAATTAATGCGTAAGAATGATGTCAAAGTTCTATCTGAAATAGAGCATGTCCTTCACCGTCCTGGAATGTATGTTGGTGATACTACATCTGGTACTCACATGAAGTGGGTGATGGACGATGACCAAATTATAAAGAAAAAGGTTAAAGTTGTACCTGCCTTCCTCAAGTTATTTGATGAAATCATCAGTAACTGTATTGATGAAGGATTTCGTACGGGCTTTAAATTTGCTAATGAAATCAAGGTGAGGGTTGAAGATAATGGAAAAATTACAATTGAGGACAACGGACGTGGAATTCCTATTGTCGAGACGGAAGGTGGGAAAACGCAAGCAGAACTTGCTTTCACGAACTTACGTGCAGGAGCGAATTTTGATGATGGCGTGGGCAACGTTTCTATTGGTACTCATGGACTTGGTTCAACATTAGTAAACATATTAAGTAAGAAGTTTATCGCTCATACTGACGATGGTAAGAAACATTTCAGACTAGAATGTAAGAATAATATGTCTGAAGTTGATGTTGAAATTACTAAGACGAAAGGTATTAAAGGAACGTCTGTATCGTATTATGCGGACTTTGCTCGATTGGGTATGAAATCAGTCGATATCGACCACATGAGTTTGATTGAAAAACGTGTTAATGATTTAGCAGTATGTTTCCCAGACATTAGATTTAAGTACAACGGACGACTAGTTAAGAGTGCTAAGTTTAAAGACTATCTATCAAAGATTGGTACAGACTTCGTAGCACACGAAACTAACGACTATTCTGTGGCAGTGCTACCGAGTGATGACGGCAACTTTATCTCATTCGTAAACGGTATTGACACGTTTGGTGGTGGTGTTCATTGTGATGTTGTATCATTATCTATTGCTTCTGCATTGAGAGATTCAATCAAACGTAAGCATAGATTAGACATACGTATTCCGGACATTAAGAACAAATTGTTATTTGTTATCGTAACGAATAAAGTATCAGATCCTAAGTTTGATTCTCAAACCAAAGAACGATTAACTAACAACGATAAGGACATTAAACCTATCTTTGCTGGTGTTGACGACGAGAAGTTTATTGCTCGTATTATGAAAAATGAAGAGGTTATTCAACCCATCATTGAAGCATTGTTATTAAAGAAACAACTTGCTGAAGCACGAGCATTACGTAAAGCACAAAAGAATGCTAAGAAAAAGAAAGTCGCCAATCACATCTCTGCTATTGGTAAGAACCCAGAAGATAAAATTTTATTTATCACTGAGGGTCAATCTGCTATCAGTAACTTGATTAACGTTAGACAAACTGCTATTCATGGAGGTTATCCTTTAAGAGGTAAAGTCAAAAACGTTCGACAAATCAAACCAACTGATATTATGAAGAACAAAGAATTGTCTGAGTTGATGAGTATTCTTGGTTTAGAACTTGGTGAAACTGCTACTGATTTGAACTATGGTAGAATCGGCATCCTTGCTGACGCCGACTTTGATGGGTTCTCTATTGCAGCCGCATTAGTCAACTTCTTCTCATATTGGAAAGAACTGTTTGATGAAGAACGATTGTTATTCATTAAGTCCCCTATTGTTATTGCTAAGAAAAAGAAACAAGTCAAACGGTTTTATGACTTAAAAGATTTTTCTGACGCAAAACTTGACTCTGATTGGAAAATAGAGTATAATAAGGGTTTGGGTTCTTTGAGTATTGAAGAATATGACTTAATGATTAATGACCCAGTGACCGAAGTGATTAAATTTGATGATGATGCGACTAGAAGTCTTGAGACTGTATTTGGTAAAGACTCTCTACCTCGTAAAAAATGGTTAATGAAATGAATATAACACAATTAATAGATACACAATATAAGGATTATGCAAAGTACGTGCTATACAGTCGTGCTATTCCGCATATGATTGATGGGTTAAAACCCTCTCAACGTAAGATCCTTTACACGGCATTAAAGACTGCCAAAGGTGCTAGAATTAAAACAGCATCGTTAAGTGGTAATGTTATTAGTCAGGCAAACTATCACCATGGTGATGCTTCGTTAAATGAAGCAATTACTAAGATGGTACAACCGTTTGTTAATAACGTTCCGTTGCTACGCGGTCATGGTTCTTTTGGTTCTAGATTAGTTCCTGAGGCTGCAGCGGCACGTTATACATATGTTCAGACTCATACGAACTTTGAACAGTATTTTGCTGATACTATGGTCACAGAGACTTCTGTAGACCCAGAAGACCCCGAGCCGGCGTTTTATTTGCCAATCATCCCTTGGGTATTAGTGAATGGTATTAAGGGCATAGCGGTCGGATTCGCAACCGAGATACAGCCTCATGACCCCAAAGAACTTGCTAAGTTATGTAGTGCTCATTTGAGTGGTAAAAACATATCTAAAAAGAAACTACTTCCTACCTATCCTGGATTCAATGGGAAGATTGAAGAAGTAAATGGTGAAGTGTTTTGTACAGGAGTATATAAACTAAAGGGTTCTACAAAGTTAAACATTACTGAAGTTCCTGTTGGGTTCACTCGTGAGTCGTATGTTATCCTACTTGATAAACTAGAGTCTGAAAGTAAAATCGTATCGTATGTGGATATGTGTGATGCTTCTGGTTTTAAGTTTGACATAACATTAAGACGTGGTAAGACTTTGACTGATAATCAAATCATTACTATGTTTAGATTAAAGAAGAAACTAAACCAAAATCTAACGGTTATCAACCAAGAAGGACAGTTAAAGGTATATGATAATACCATTGACATTGTTAAAGGCTTTTGTGATTATAGAATCACTAAGTATGTAGAACGTTATGAGTGGTTGGTTGATAAAGGTACTGAAGACCTAGAACTCATTCTAGCAAAGATTTGTTTCATCGGTAAGATTATCAGTGGTGAATTGGACTTTAATAATAAGAACAGAAAACAAATCTTTAAAGAGTTAAGTGATACTACTGACGACTCAGAAGAGATTATTGCTATATTAATCAACATGCCTATCTATTCATTATGTCAAGATGAACTTGATAAGTTGAAAGACAAGGGTGCTGAATTATATGAACAAATTAAAGGTTGGAAATCGATTGACGTGACTGACCAATTTATTAAGGAATTAAAGGTGATTTAAATGGAATTTATGGATGAGATGCCTGTTGGAAATAAACAGGTAGAACAGAAAAAGAAACCAATAGTGAAAAAGATTAAACCTGCTGAAGGGTTTGATTTAGAAATAGGTACGTTGTTGTTTACAATGGGTGACGTTGACCTTGAAATTAAGGATGTGAAGGTGAGGGATATGGAAGAATTTAAAAAGTTTATATTTGAGGTAATGGCGTGATACTCGTGGACTACAGCCAAGTTATGGTGGGTGGATTGATGTCACAAGCAAAGTCAATGAACGATGTAAGTGAAGATTTGCTTCGTCATATGATTCTTAACACATTAAGAAGTTATCGTAAACAGTATGGTAAGACGTATGGTGAACTGATACTATGTATTGATTCACGTCATTATTGGAGACGAGACGTATTTCCTAATTACAAACATGCTCGTAAGAGTGGTCGAGATAAGTCGGCATTTGATTGGGAAATCCTATTCGGATGGTTTGATAATATCAAGGCAGAACTAAAAGAAAACTTCCCATATAAGGTGATTGAGGTAATGGCAGCTGAAGCAGATGATGTTATCGGTGTATTATCAAAATATAAGCACATGGAAGAAAAAGTATTAATCCTTTCAAGCGATAAGGATTTTATTCAACTGCATAAGTACAAGAATGTTAAGCAGTATTCTCCTATGCAACGCAAGTGGGTAAGACACCCAGACCCAATCGCATACGCTAAAGAACATATTATCCGTGGTGACCGTGGTGATGGTATTCCTAATTTCTTATCTGGTGACGACTTCCTTATAGAAGGTATTAGACAAACGTCAATTGCTAAGAAGAAGTTAGACGTTTGGTTGACTCAAACCCCAGAACAGATTTGCGAAGGTAATGAAGAAATGATGGAAAGATGGCAACGCAATTCGTTACTGACTCAATTTGATGAAGTGCCTCAGTTACTGCAGAATGATATTTTAAATGCATTTAAGAAAGAACCTATTGGACAACGTAAGAAGTTATATAACTACTTCGTGATGAATAAGTTACAGAACTTAATGGATGTAATTGGAGACTTTTAATCAAATATCGCTTTACTTTTAGGACAAACTAGGGTATAATAGGTACTATAAATGATTGAAAAAAGAGTGATATGAAAAGTGTAATTGAGATATTAAATGAGTTAGAGAGTGATAATAGTCGTCTATTTAAGGTAGATGTATTAGAACAAAACCTTGATAACAAACTACTTGAACGTGTACTAAAGGCAACTTTAGACCCATACACACAATACTATATTAGGAAGATTCCTGACTACGACCGTGGTGATAAAGAGTTTAGAAACCCATTAGATTGGGCACTAGACAACCTTGATAAGTTATCCTCGAGAGAACTGACGGGTAACAACGCAAAACAACACCTCGTTGATATTCTTGAAAACCTAACAGCAGGTGATGCTGAGGTTATTGAACGTGTCATTGGTGGTGATTTGAGGTGTGGTGTATCTACGTCAACTGTAAATAAAGTATATGGTAAAGGTACAATTTCAACATATCCTTGTATGCTCGCCGGTGCTTACAATCAAAAGAACTTCAAACATATCAAATATCCTGCTATGGTACAATTAAAGATGGACGGTATGCGCTCCAACATCATTATTACTCCAGAAGGAACTGTTGATATTCGTAGCAGAAACGGTAAGCAAATTGAATTACATGGTTTACTTGACGACTATATGAAAGAGATATTTTATACCAAACCAACACTTGAGTCGTTAGATCCCTTTAGAGGTTCGGTCGTTGATGGTGAGTTGGTTGTTCTTGCTGAAGATATGGTAACAATCCTTGACCGTAAGACTGGCAACGGGATTCTTAATAAAGCAGTAAAGGGAACTATTACAAAGGAAGACGCTAAACGTGTTAGAATGGTAGCGTGGGACTTAATCCCAATTGAAGACTTTAAGACAGGTATTTGTAACATACCGTATTTTGATAGAATCGGTGTACTTCAAGTGCGTATGGAAGAAGTTTCAAATAGTCACCCTATTGAATATATTAGACCAATTGCATCTATTCCTGTTGATAACATTGAACAAGCAAATGAGTTATTTAAACAAGCACTAGATAATGGTGAAGAGGGTATTATTCTTAAGAATGGTGACTCACCGTGGGAAGATAAACGTTCTAAATATCAAGTGAAGATGAAAGCAGAACTTGAAGCAGACTTATTAGTAACTGCTTGGAATGAAGGCACGGGACGTATTGAAGGTAAGATGGGTTCTGTTACTTGCGTTAGTGCTGACGGTGGACTTGAAGTAAACGTAGGTTCGGGATTCAATGACGAAGACCGTGAGATGGTTGCTGAGGATATCGTTGGTAAGATTATAACGGTTAAATATAACGAAGTTATTCAAGACAAACGCAAATCAACTAAGTCATTATTCTTACCTATTTACATAGAAACTAGATTAGACAAATCAAAGGCAGATATATTATGACAAACGAAGAATTATATAAATTAGTACGTGAAGGCAAATCACTTGCTCAAATGATAGAAATTGCATATAAACGAGGGTATGATAAAGCATCTAATGAATATATTGGTTGTGGGATGGCAAACAAATGAATTATAAAGACAGTGGTGTAGACTTACACGAACAGGATATGTTTAATGCTAAGTTGGGGCAAAAAATGCCTTGGTTAGGTGGTTTTGGTGGAGCATTTGATATTGGTGATGATTACCTTGTATCATCTACTGATGGAGTGGGGACTAAGGTAAAAATGTACACTCAGGCACAGAAGGAAGAAGGTGTTGATATTAAAAACCTTGGTATTGACTTGGTCGCTATGGTGGTCAATGACCTTGTTTGTACGGGCGCTAAACCCATATTCTTCAACGATTATTTATCAGTCAATACGATTGATTCGATAGATGCAATGGGACTGATTGATGGTATTAATGAGGGTCTAGCACAGTGTGGCGATGGTATTCCTTTGATTGGTGGAGAGACTGCCATCATGGGTGATATGTATAAGGAAGGAGAGTTTGACGTTGCTGGATTTGGTGTTGGAGCTTGTCCTAAGGACAGGTTTATTGACGGCAGTGGTATTGATGTTGGTGATGTTATGTTAGGTTTAAAATCAAACGGATTTCACTCAAATGGTTATACTTTAATTCGTCAGGTTGTTTCTCACGCATTAGAAAACGACCCTGAATCTATCCCAAAGGGGTTATTTGCCGATTTGCTTAAACCGACTAGGATTTATGTAAATAGTATCTTAAAGGTTTTAGAATATTATAGAGACGATGTCCACGGCATCTCTCATATTACTGGTGGTGGTCGATATAACGTCAACCGACTGCTTGGTGATATTAACCTAAAACCAAAATGGAATAACAACAATAAGTCGTTTCGACAAGAAGAATTTAATTGGATACAAAAAGCAGGTAATATTAGAGATGAGGAAATGCACCGAGTATTTAATGACGGTATCGGTATGGTATTAGTTGTTGAACGTAACAGTGCCCAGAAAATTATATCATTACTTGAGTCTTTGGGTGAAGATGTGTTTGAGGTTGGTTTGATTGAAACTAGGTTAAATAAGGTGGAAATTGACGAATTGAATCAAATAATCGAAAATAGACAATAAATACTTTACTTTTGACCATTAGTATAGTATAATATAGGTATATGTATGAAAAGTTAAGTAGTATTTTTACTACGGAATAGTTTTATTTTTACTACTCGCCACGTATATATATTAGTGATGGTTAATATTAACCATCCATATTTTAATTATTAGGAAAGACTATTATGAACAATAAATTTTTACTTGCAACACTTGTTGCTACAACTTTAACTGCTAATGCTGACGTTTCAATTTTAGGAGATTATGAAGGTACATTCACAGACGGTAATCCTGGTGCAGCATCTTACGCACAAGACCTAGACTTAACATTAGTTGGTTCCACTGACGGTGCTAAGGTTACTATGACTATGGAAAACCTTACAGGTGGTTCTGCTGTAACAGCAACTCAAGTATTTGTTGAAACTGCTATTGAAGGCATCGCACTTAAAGCAGGTAACTACAAGAACCAAAACGGTTCTGGTTTAATGCAAAAGAAATCTGCTGTAACTAATCAATTTGAAGTATCTACTTCGATTGCAGGTGCTGGTATTACATTAGGTCAAGTATCTGAAGCATCTAAAGTAACTGTTGATGCATCTCTTGAAGTTGCTGAATTGGACGTAACGGTTCAAAACGTAACTGCAACGGATCGTTTCATTACTGTTGTTGCTAATTTCTTGGGTTTAGGTGTAACTGCTGAGACTCAAAATACTACTGTTGGTCGTAACACTGCTGTTTCAGCAACTACTAATGTAGGTGCATTAACTGCTACTACGGTTGTTATTGATGTGAATGATGCAACTGCTATGTCACAAGATGATGGTATCCTTGGGGACATTTCAACTGCGGTAAATGGTAAGAAAGTTGTTGGTG